AAGAGATGTAGCTGATGTTATTGAATGGATTATGCCTAGCCTAATGAAGATATTTACTGGCGGTGACAAGGTAGTACAGTTTGAACCTCAAGGACCTGAGGACGTTAAGATGGCTAAGCAAGCTACCGACTACGTAAACTATGTTATCATGAGACAGAACCCAGGATTCTCTATTCTTTACAGTTGGTTTAAGGACGCACTAATCCAGAAGAACGGTATTGTTAAACATTACTGGGACGACACAACAAAGACTACCCGAGAGGAATACAAGAACCTAACGGAAGAAGAATTTACTGCACTACTAATGGATGACGAAATTGAAGTAGTAGAGCACACAGCTAGTGACGCAGAAGAGCCAGGTATGGGTGAAATGCCTAAACCGGTTACTCATGATGTGGTTGCTAAAAGAACAATAAACAGTGGACAAGTTCGTATTGAGAACGTACCACCAGAAGAATTTTTAATTAATAAATATGCTAAGAGTATTGAAGAAGCTCGTTTTGTTGCACATAAAGTAAAGAAGACCATAGGTGAATTAACTGCCATGGGTTACTCTAAGAAGCAACTTGAACGTGCTTACTCTAAAGGGGAGAATGACTACAACCTAGAGAGGCTGGCACGCTTTAACCACGAAGGTGAAAGTATATATGATGACATTGACGATGGCCTTTGGGTAAGCGAATGTTACATACGTGTTGACTTTGATAATGACGGTATTGAAGAATTAAGAAAGATAACGAAGGTTGGAGATGAAATTTTAGACAATGAGGAAGTGGACAGTGTACCCTTCTCCTCCCTTACACCTGTTCCAATGCCTCATAAGTTCTATGGTTTGAGTATTTATGACTTAATCTCTGACCTTCAACTAATTAAGACTACCTTAATGCGTAACTTGTTAGACAATATGTACCTAACAAACAATGGGCGTTATGAAGTAGTCGAGGGTCAAGCTAACTTAGATGACCTCATGACTAGCAGACCCGGAGGTATTGTACGAGTACGTACACCAGGTGCTGTTACGCCACTAGCTACACCACAACTAGACCAAAACTCTTTCAACATGTTAGGGTACCTTGACAGTATCCGTGAAGAAAGGACAGGTGTTAGTAAAAACTCTACTGGACTAGGTGAAGGGGCTCTTAAGTCTCATCAGACAGCCAGTGGAGTCAGTCAAGTAATGTCTGCAGCACAGCAGAAGATTGAACTAATTGCAAGAGTATTTGCTGAGACAGGCATGAAGGACCTGTCTAATAGTGTGTACCAACTCGTTCAAAAGTTTGAAGCACCAGAGAAGATTGTCCGTCTAAACAATGACTGGGTTACTATGTACCCTTCTGAGTGGAAAGACAGAATGGACTGTACAGCACAGGTAGGCCTAGGTTTTGGTTCTAAGGAAATGAACCTCATGCACCTTAACCAACTTACTCAGACTATTCAAATGATTTCACAACACCCTGCTGCTGGTATGCTACTTAAACCTAAGAACGTATACAACCTAGTATCTCAGCAGATTAAGTCCATGGGAATGAAGAACGTCAATGATTTCATTCAAGACCCTGGTGACGAACAGATGCAACCTCCAGGTCCTGGTCCTGAAGAGCAAGCAGCTCAAATGGAAAGCCAGCTCAAAGTAGAAGAACTAAAGATTAAAATGCAGAAGTTACAGACCGAGAGTACCTTGCGACAACAAGAGATGCAACTAGAAGCAGACTTGGCACAGCAAGAGTTACAACTGAAGTCACAAGAAGCACAGGTAAACATGCAGATTAAACAGCAGGAGTTAGAAATTAAGAAGGCGGACTTAGCTCTTAAACAACAAGAGTTAATTTTAGAGAGAGAACAAGGGAGGCCAGTAGCTATTGGTCCTACATAACTAGGAGAACACATGGGTAAGAAAGGGAAGGAGATGCAGAGGGGTCAGGCTGCAGAGAGGTTTATCAATGACCCTCTGTATAAAGAAGCATTTGAAGAAACAAAAGAAGCACTCATTCATATGTTACTTAATACAGCAATAAGTGAAGAAGTGGAGAGAGACAGAATTTATATTACCATCAAGAGCTTAGACTTAGTTGACCAACACATTAGGTCAGTTCTTGATTCAGGTAAGCTTGCCATGAAGGGGCAGGAATTTTATAATTAAAAAGAGAGGAGTGACTAATGGATTCTACAGAGAATAACCAAGAAGTTGACACAGCCCTGTTTGACAGAGCACAAGAAGGCACAGCTGAAGAAGCAGCCAATAACATCCTTAATATGTGGAACTCGGAAGAGCAACCTACAAACGAGGAAACCGAAGCTACAACTGAGGAGTCAGAAGTAGTTGAGGAAACAATAGAGGAAGATGAAGTTGAAACTGAGGAGGTCTCTGAAGAAGAAGAGGAAGCCACTGAAGAAGTAGAGGAAACTGAAGAGCCTGACGTAGAAGAAGAAGAAGAGGTTACTGACGCTAGCTACACTATTAAAGTGGATGGCGAAGAGTACGAAGTAAACCTTGAAGAACTTAAGGCAGGCTACCAAAGACAATCTGACTATACTCGTAAGTCTCAGGCAATAGCTGAACAACGTAAACAGAATGAATCAGTTCAGGAAGAACGTATTAAGTTAGAGCAAGAGAGACAAATGTACGCAAATGGTTTAGAGATGTTGCGAGAGCAGCAGGAAGCCAAGCTTACAGCATTTGATGAAGTGGACTGGAACACCTTGAAAGAGGAAGACCCATATGCTTACATGATGAAGAAAGATGAGTACCGAGATGCTCAGGATAAAATTGCCAACGCTGAACAACAACAACAGATTGTTCACAGACAGCAAGCCCAATCACAGATGGTAGCACGTAGTGCATATGTACAGAACGAGTACGCCAAGCTGGTTGAGGCATTACCTGAGTGGGCTAAAGAAGGCAGCACAGTCAAGACAGATGTCAGAGACTACGCTTCTAAGGTGGGGTTCTTACCGGAAGAGGTTGAGCAATTGTCAGACCACCGTAGTGTTCTTATTCTTAAGAAGGCAATGGAGTTTGATAGGCTTACCAAGAAGGTTTCCCCTAAGAAGAAGGCCGTTAAAAAAGTCCCGAAGGTACAGAAGTCTGGAAGAGGAAAAGTCAAAGCTGAGGCAGCTTCAGAAGTAAACCAGAAGAAGCGTGCAAGGTTAAGGAAGTCAGGCAACACAGATGATGCCGCTTCCGTTTTTTACGACTTGCTATGAAGTAAGTCGAAACAATAATATATATAAGGATATAATAATATGGCAGCAGGCCCACAAAACGCAACAAGAGTAGGTATTAGAGAAGACCTGAGTAATGTAATCTATGACATCTCACCTACAGAAACTCCGTTCCTATCTTCAATCGCGAAGAAAGGTTCGGTAAAGAGCACTCACTTTGAGTGGCAGACAGATGCACTAGCAGCAGCAGTTGGAACTAACGCACAGCTTGAAGGTGCAGCAGCAGGTGACGCTACAGTGAATAATACAACACGTGAAAGTAATTATACACAAATCTCTAAGAAGGTTGTGGACGTTACCGGTTCTGGTGAAGCAGTAGATGCAGCAGGTAAGAAGTCAGAGATGGCATACCAGTTAGCTAAGGCTTCTAAAGAGCTTAAGCGTGATATGGAGAAAACTTTACTTGGTACACAAACAGGTGCAGCTGAGGTTACAACATCGGGTTCTGAGGCAGGACGTAAAACGACAGGCGCTGCAGGTTTCATTGCTACTAATGCAGTAGCGGTGGCAGATAATGCAGGTGTTTTCAATGACTCTGACATCTTAGATGCAGCTGAGGCATGTTGGGATGCTGGTGGTACTCCATCTACTTTATTGGTAGGTGCTACTGATAAGAAGTTAATCACTAGTATGACAGGCCGTGCTGAACAGACACAATCAGTAGTGGACGACAACAAGTCAGTCTACAACGCTGTTGATGTTTACGTGTCGGACTTTGGTACTTTCAACGTAGTGTTGGACAGATACTTACCTGCTGACACAGCTCTTATGTTGGACAACGATATGTGGTCAGTAGACTACTTACGTGACTTCCAGACAGTAGACATCGCTAAAGATGGTGACTCTGATAAGAAGATGCTTGTAGTTGAGTATGGCTTACGCTGTGGTAACGAAGCGGCTAACGCTAAGATTACTACTGCTTAAGTAGTTAATTTAACCCCTGCTTAACTGTGGGGGTTATACTATATTATGTCAATAATAAACACCCAAATTACCCAAGATTCAGATGGTTCAATAATAATAACCTCTGAACAGGACAAGACTGCAGTAAGCAGCATCATAACTGGCAACGGTCAGTTACGACTAGACTCTGGACGTAGTGGCAAAAGCCAGTACCAAGGTGACTCGACAGGTCAACACAGAGTTGCTCGTATACCCCTCATTGTAGTTGAGACTATGATGAGAGAAGGTGTATGGGGAAACAAAGAAAGAATGAAGCATTGGTTAAATGACCCGGAAAATTTACCCTTTAGAACAACAAGAGGAAAACTATAAATGGCACTAAGTACCTATTCAGAAATAAAAATTGCGGTAGCTGACTGGCTAGACCGTAGTGATTTATCAGGAAGAATACCAGACTTCATTAGACTTGCTGAGTTAAGAATTTATAGGGAGCTTCGTATCCCTTCTATGGAGAATGTAGTTGAGTTAACAACAACTAATAACATAGTCTCACTACCTGCTAACTTCTTAGAGATGAGAGCAGCAACAATCAAAGCAGCTAATGACGTACCACTCCGTAGGGTGGGTTATAGGAACCAACCTAAAACATTAGAGAAAGGAACACCCACTACCTTTGCAAGACGAGGTGGTGATTTAATATTACATCCTACACCTGAAACAGAAGTTACAGTAGAGTTATACTACTATGCTGACCAGGGCTCCATAACTGAGGATACAGATGGCTCAAGTTGGTTTACTAGCAATGCCCCTGACTTATTATTATATGGGGCTCTATTAGAGGCTCAGCCCTATCTAAAGGACGATGAACGTATTGTCATATGGCAGACAGCATTCAAGGAAGCAATGAGGACACTACAGTCTATGGCAGATAACTCAGAGTATTCAGGTGCTGAGATTGGTATTAGAACTACTTCAGGAGTTTACTAATGTCTAAGGATACAGGTTTCTTTTCAAGTACTATAGACAACATAACAGCTACTACCTCAGCTGAGGACCACGCAACATCAGCAGCAAACAGTGCAGGATTGGCTAACGCTGCTCTAGCAGGAACTGTTGCAGATTTAGCAGCTACAAATGCAGATGTAGTCTTAACTAATGCAGATGTCGTTGCTACTAATGCAGATGTAGTCTTAACTAATGCAGATGTAGTCTTAACTAATGCAGATGTCGTTGCTACTAATGCAGATGTAGTCTTAACTAATGCAGATGTAGTCTTGACTGCTGCAGATGTAATACTTACAAACCAGGATACTCTTGATACTGCTTTAGATGTAGTAATTACAAACCAGGATACTCTTAATACTGCTGCAGATGTAGTACTTACAAACCAAGATACTATAGACACTGCTGCAGATGTCGTTGCTACTAACTCTGCAAGAGATTTAGCTGAAGGTTATAGAGATGAGCTGACAACATTAACTACTGACACTACCACAGTTGCTGTAGGCGGAAGCTCTACCTCTTCTTATGCGTCAAGCACTGGAGTTCTTTCATTAGGGATACCTACTGGAGCTACTGGAGCTACTGGAGCTACTGGAGCTACAGGAGCTACTGGAGCTACTGGAGCTACTGGACCAGCAGCGGCAACTTATGGTGTAGATGGTACAGTCCTTACTATAACTACTTAATGATATTATGACAACTCAGACTATAGACTTCAGTTCAATAGATAAGGTTGTTTTTGGTAG